ACCCAGCATCGCGTGGAAGCGAGCATTCTGGTCGAGGTTGCGTTTATATTCGGTGATGCGGATGGTGACGGGTTTATCAGTATTCAGGGGTGCTGCGAGGATGGAGTTTATTGCTGATTGCTGTTGCTGCTTACTTCGGAGAAAGATTGTTTGCTTCATCTTTCATCACCTCCTGCGCGGCTTTGCGTTCTGCGGGGGATTTAGGCATGCTCCCGTTCCTTCTGGTGTTCGTCTTCATTGCTGAAGTCGTCGCCGTCGATAGGCATTAGCCAGTGCTGAAACACCAGGGCGTAATCATTCAACTTTGAGCCGTTAGATAGGGTCACTACAAGTCTTTCGTTATGGACCAGCCACCTTGAAGAACCAGAATTCCTAACCCGCCGGCCACCAGGTAATTTAATAACCTCATTTGGCCCTACAAGCCGTTCAGTGATAACCACCACGCCTATTAATTCTGCTGGGCCAGCAATAAATATTGCCAGCCCACCTGCGCGTAACTCAGCCATGATTCACCTCCCGAGGTGGCTTTGCCGTCGGCATCCAATGGGTTACCTGCTCGGGGTTAAGGCACTGGAACGAGCCAAATAAGAAAGGCTCGGCCCCAACATGCTTACCATTCCAAACCTGATATGTTCCGTTCTTCTCCGGCAGCCGCTCGCTTACCGGAATCCACTGCGGAATAATTTCAGGAATATTTTGTGGTTCGTTTTGTGGTTGCGGGGCGGCTGCGAGCATTGCATCCCACACCTGTTTCGTTGTCATCTGCTGGTCGCCTGCATCATACATCTTCGCCGTCGGCTCCTTCGGCACCATCACGCACCCTTCCGGCACTCCCTGAGCGCTGCCCCTGTACGCTGCATAAATCGCATCGCAGATAGTCTTACATTCAATCAAAACATCAGGTTCAACATGCGTTCCATGCAAGCCGCCAAAGGTTTCTTCCAGTGTCCGGCGGATATGGCCAATACCCTCCATCGCTGTGCGGTAGTTATGCAGGATTGTTTCTCCCTCATTGGTGAGGGTGCCAGCCTGGAGCATGGCGGCGCGGCAGGCGTCATACGATTCACGCATGGCATCTTTAATCCATCCAAGCGGCTTACTACCGCGAATCTCCAGCCATTCATCGAACGTTGGCACTACCGGCGCTGGCTGCGCGTGGCGATAGAGCTGCTCAACCTTGACGCCATCCCACGCTAATTCCCTTGCGCGTTCCTCGTCATTAGTGACGTACCATTGCTTGAGATGTTGCCAAGTCCACGCCACCGGCTCGCTGTCCGCTACCGGCTGCGCTGGCGGCATATCTGGACCTTTGCGAATAGCTTTTGCCAGCTCTATAGGGTCATCGTAAAGCCAGTCTCCGGTCTCGGGGTGGTTGGCTTCTGCCAGTTGGGCGGCCCACTCCAGGCCGTCTTTGTGTCCCTTTAGGTAATCAAGCGGCAGTTCAATCGACTCGCTGCTGTCCATTGCGGCCAGCGCCATGCGGGCCAATGCTGAAGCCTCACCGCATTGAACGTGGTCAGTTTCAATGATGTTGAGCAGTTCTTCTCTGGTAAATTTGCTGGTCATGGCTAAAACTCCTTTAGCATCTCTATTTTCTTAATCACCCCATCAAAAAGCCTTGGATGTATGCCGTCGCAAAGCTGTTTGTATCCTTTTGCTATTTCCATTTTTTTATCAAACCAGAGCTTATGGGCTTCAATGGGATCATCTGTGTAGCCGAGGGTGATTAATTTCCCATCCCCGTTTTTAATTGATGATTGATATTTACCTTTTGGCTTACAAAAACTCACCCCAATAGGGAACTCTCCCCTGACAGCTGAGCTATCAATTGTGAAAAGATTTAGTTTTTGCGGAATGTAAACGCATTTATTTGGTGAATAAACTTTGTTTCCAGGTACTAAAAGGTCTTTATCTAAAGAGTATCCTTCGACATAGTTTTTATCCCACCACCTCTTGAAAGTTGAAAGCCTCATCCACTCATCAGCAACAGAGCAACCGAAATAAGTCGGGTTTCTGGCCTGATAGGATTCCTCATAGCACCGCCGAAACATGCCAGCCCAGGCTGTGTATGCTCTATGCTGAATTGACCTACCGCCAACTCTTAACTCGATGGCATGCCCACAATCATTCATTGCCATACCTTTCAATCGCTTCTTGGTATGCCGTGGTATTTTTTCCATCAGAATTTCAAGTTCTGAGCGTGAGATGATTAAGTTTCTTTCTTTCATCACTCAGCCTCCCACTTGATGCCAGCGGCGCTAAGCGCTTCATTGACCTCATCGGCGTAGTAGTACGTTAATCCGCTTGATGATTTGGCCAGTTTGAATGGCTCTGGCAGCTTCACGGTGCGGGACTCCATCTCTGCAGCCCTCTCGGCGTTACGGGTTGAAATTTCCGCGTAGTTGATTAGGCGCTTATCTTGCTCGGCGATAGTTTTCCCCAACTCAGATATGCGATTCTCAGCAGCAGTGATAATCCCTTCCAATCGGCAATTTCGGCTTTTGAGTGTTTTTTCAGTCTGCTGCGCCTTCTCCAGCGCCTCTACCAGCTCAGCGCAACCGGCCTGATATGCCATCCAGAAACCGTATTTGATATGCGGCACAGCATCGGTATATTTCGAGGATTCGAGATGTTTATACTCGCGCTCCCACCACGCTTCGAATTTCTCTCTCTCTGCGCCAGTTCGGTGATATCAGTTGTCATGCTTGGCCTCCTGCTTGACGAGCGCCAGCCCATCCTTGATAAATGCGTGGTATTTCTTGCCGGTAAGCGCAGATTCAACCACTGGCGTCAGTGGCAGCAGGACCGAAATAACTTTTGAGAATTCTTCAAATCCGATATCGAATTTCTCGTATAGAAGCTCATCAAAATCAAAACCATCATTCCGCTGCTCGTCGGTGATGCCATACATAGCGCTCAATAATTCTTCAATATCAAAGTAGTAGATGCTCATTTGTCGGCCCCCTCGCGCATAGCCTGCACTGCTGCGGCGCTATCATTGGCGTGCTGCTCCAGCCAGTCGACAAGAGAGCCAAGGTCGGTTACGGCAGGATTATCAAGAATGCTTTGGAAAATGAATTTCGCCTCATCAGCCTTAATCCCGGCCAGATAAGCGTCGGTGGCGGAAAAGTCCAGCTCGTCGGCGCATGGGATAACCTCGCCGTATACGCGCTCCATAGCTTCATCCCAGCCATAGCGGCAAGCATCGTACCGGTCAGTAATGCCACGGTCTTCTAGTCCGCACCCCATGCCTTCGGCGTGGTACTGAGGCTCGTTGCTCAGGTCAGTAACGGAGTCAACGATCTGTTTCAGAGCCAGATTATCCAACGCCAGCCCCACATTCTCCGCAGCCAGCTGCTTAACCCAGTCCTGCAAATCCACTCCATCCGGGCAGTTGGTTATCTCCCGGCATTTCTCAATAGTCGCCAGTGCTGCTGTTAATTCGTTATTCATGTTCTTACCCTCATAAAAAAGGCCCGCATTTGCGAGCCTGTTAATTTGCTTTGGTTATGTCGTAAAAAAGGCCGATTATCGCAACGATACCGGCCACACTTGCAGATAGCTCTGCTATGTAAGGTTCAGCCACTCAGTTCTCCTTTTTCTCCCGATACATCATGATTCTCAGGCTCCCCTTGGTGGTTATTTTAACTGTATCGCCTGGGGAGATTTTCCCGAGCTCGAAGGCGTCATATAAATCATTAACCGCCTTCTGCTTTAGTGACTCTTTGCGGAGCTTGCACCACTGTTTAAGTGCTACGGACAAAACCCATTCGCCAGCTTTGAACATGATGTAAATCATTCCTACAGAGGCAATGATAAAATGCATGATTTGCGTAGCCTCTTTCATCCCATCCTCCCGTATACAGCCATCAGCCTCTGACGGGCCGGGCTTGCCATGTAGTCACGAACCACTACGTTGTTCCTCGGGTCATATCGCTTGCACAGCGACTTCTGTTTGTCTGCTTTCTGCTTCACGAACACTTGCGGCTGCCCTTCCTTCACTGGCATATATCTCCGGTTGTAGTCAGCGTTATCGTGCTCAAGAAGGCCGATATCAGCGAGCGCTGAGATAATGTTGTGCCCGGTCTTTTCGTTGACTCCGCAGGCTCTGGAGATAGCGCCGGAGGTCATCGGGGTGGCGATATTTGGCAGGTATTCGATGATGAGCTTTTTGGAATCTTTATTGCTTCCCTTCACCAGTCCACCTTTGGCCTGTGAGGCTCTTACTTTCTCCTTACCTCCGCCATTTTCTAACCAGTCGTCGTAAGCGTTCTTTGACAGGAAAGTACCGGCACCGCAGACGGGGTATATCTCCCCTATGCGTTTAAGTTTGTTCTTTTCCTCACGCCATCGATTCTTACCAATACCGAAAGTGCATATGGCTTGCTGGTCATTTATCGGTTGGTTTTGTTTGATGAAGTCGATGATGCGTTGCTTTAGTGCGTCCATCAAAATCCCCCTTTGTTTTTTGGCTTCTGCTCCCGGTCGCGGCGCTTCATTTCGGCCTGTATCTGGTCGCAGTCATAAATTGCTCCGTTACGTTGCTCGCAGTAGACAACCCCGCCAGAGCCATGACGGTTTAGCCTGAGTAGCAACTCAGTATCGCCTTGCGGATAGTTCTCGTCATAAGCCCCTTCACGATAAATACCCATCCAGTAATCGCAGTCCTGCTCTATTTGACCGGTATCTCGTGAATCGCTTGGGAGTGGGCGCTTGTTGACTCGCTTCTCAAGGTCACGGTTAAGCTGAGTAAGCAGAACCACAACGCACTCAAGCTCTTTAGCGAGGTTCTTTAGGCCCTTTGTGATGAGACCGTAGGCGAGGTCGTTCCTGTCTGCTTTCTCGGCTGCCATCAGGGTCAAATAGTCGACCAGCACCATCCCCACTTTTCCGCGCTCACGCTTAATTCGGCGTGACTCAGCGATGATGTGAGACAGACTTGCTCCGGGTGTATCATCGATGTAGAGGTTCTGGCTCTCCACCATCTCAGCGAGGCGGGCGTTTGCAATTGCGAACTCCTCATCTCGGCCAGCGCCTCGATAGAAGATATCCGTATTGACGCCAGATGCCTGGCCTATCATGCGCTCCAGAATCTGCTTATCGGGCATCTCCAGGCTAAACATGATGGACGGGAGCTTTTCGTTCAGTGCGCAGTTGATTGCCAGTTGGCTGTAGAGAGTTGTTTTCCCCATCTTCGGCCTTGCACCAATAACGAACAGGGAGCCTCGCACCAGTCCTTTTGGCTCAAGCATCTCATCCAGTGACTTAATGCCTGTTGAAAGCCCCCTTGACCGCTGATTAGGATCGAAGCGCTTCTCCACCTCAGCTACCCAATCATCGGCAACATCTGCCAGTGTTCTTGCGCCGCGTCGGCTACCGGTCTTTGAGTGATCAGTAAGTTGGGTGAATATCCCCTGAATGGCTTCGTACTTCTCAACGGCGCTCATGCCGTTTCTGGCGTAGAGTAACTCTGTCGCCTCGGTCATGCGCTGAATGCCGTAGCGCTCCATTGCAGACTCACGAACCGATGCGGCGTAGGCCACGATGTTTGCAGCACTTGGGGTATTCTTAGCAATCTGCCCGATGTAAGCGAATCCTCCGATCTGCTCAATAAGTCCCTTGCTTTCCAGCGAGTCAAACAAGGTCAGTCCATCAACCGGTTTGCTTTCCCGGAACATCTGCCGCATTTCGGCAAAGATTATTTGGTGAACTCTGCCGTAGAACGACTCGGGCTTGAGCATTGCGAGAACCTTCTGCACTCGCTCGCTGTTGTCGTCATCCAGTAAGAGGCCACCGATAACACTCTGCTCCGCTTCGATGTTGTGAGGCAGCGTAATAATCTCATCGGTCATCGTGTTCGCCCTCCCTGACTTTCAGATACGTGTTGTCGTTCAGCAGAAAGTCGAATCCCTTCTTGTGCCATACAGTTCCGCGTTGATGATTGGTGCGCTCTTCGAACATCCAGCGACAGTTTGTCGCCACGTAGCTCAGGTATGACTTCCAGTCTTCCAGCGTGAACCCATGCCCGTCCAGTTGCCGGGTGATTACTCCAGCTTTCCGCCAGAACGTCTGAATCGAGTTCTTACGCCTGTCATTCAGCGCCCGAATCTTTGGCGCTTCAGGTAGTAATTCGTGATAGGTGTCGATGACTTGCTGACAACTGACTGAGGATTTTTTCTTCTCAGCTTTTGGCTGCGCTACGGTACTCTCTTCTACGTTAGTAGAAGAGATATTAATAACTTCTTTATCTGTGGACACTGGCTGGACATCGGCTGTACACTGCTTCCCTACAGGGGTTGGTATAGCTGGGTTTACGCTGGACACTGGCTGGACATCGGCTGGACAAAAATTTGACTGATATTCGTCATATTTAACCACCCTTAGAACAGTGAATCTGTTGTTGGATTTCGTGGTTATCATGCCGAGATTATGAAATTTTCGCAGCAACGCTTTGACTCGATCTGCCGTCAATCCCGTTTCCATTGCCAGGGTATTCCGCCCGGTAATGAACTCTCCACGATCACATATGACATCACCTACATCTGTAGAAACTAAGGTCTGTTCATAGTTAGCCCGGAGAAGTAAGTGAACCCATAGATGAGCCGCCTCAGGGTCTTTGTAGAACGGCACATCCATAATTTTGCGGTGCAGCAAGGCAAACCCCTTACCGCCTTGTTTGTGCGGCTGCTGGAGCCTTCTGGCCTCTCTGGCTTCGGCTAAGTTAGATACGTTACTCATGACCTTTCCCCTTCAGCAGCTGTTTCCACTTTTCCAACTCAGCCCGAAATCGACCAGGCTGTTTGAACTCTGATAAAAGGCGATCACGGAGTATGTGTTTGTGTAATTTGTCCTGGTCAGGACTGAGTTTTTTCATGTATTATTACCTCGTTGAA